TCGCCTTGCTCTCCAAATGCAATAGGATATTGCTCAATAATTCCTTGCTTAAATTCCAAAAAAAAAGTATTGATCCGATTACTACGTCCATTCTTACATCGTTAAATAATTCCGCTTTGCTTTCGTCTCCGTCGTATTGCTCAATTTGATAAAATGGCGTTACCTTTTTAGTAATTGGACGATACAAAACAGACATCAATAAACTTAAATTCTCATCGTTGCCGAGTAACGAGTCAATCGTTGCGTGTTCGCCAAGTGTCATTTTATCTAAGTTTGGAATAAAACCATACTCAACCCCGTTTATTTTAAATGTTTTAACTCTCTCGGGTTTTTGATCCAATACCTTAGCCAAATTTTCTACTATTTCAGCGAAATCGTTAACTGGTATTTTCATAACGTCAGCCACGCTGAGGTTACAAAATATTGCAACCATTTGAATACACACAAAGGTCTCATCGTCCTGGTTGTCTTTTACTACTTTTAAATATCTCAAATATTGAGACAATTTAATCTCCTTTAAATCCGTTGGAATTACTACTCTCATATATATATAACTAAAAAAAGTGATTTTGTTTATAAAAATAAGTTGTTTTCACGAAAATTAGGTGATAATCACCTTACGGTGTGGTTTTATCGCCAGGCTCATCATTGCAAAGTATCTCAGAGCGTCGATTGCGTGGTTAAATTCGTCGATAGGTCTGTTAAGTTTTTTTCCTGTTTTGTCAACGTCCCAACTATAACTCCTCAGCTCTTTAATTAGATTGGTGCTAGACTTAGTAACTAAAATGTCCTTTTGTTGAAGTACCGATATTCCATAATTGATTGAGTCGGCACCTTTAACAACTGGTTTGATATTGAAACCCGCTCGTCTTATTTCCTCGATTGACTTTGGCTCAGCTGAGTCTGCCCAAATTGGAGCGGTGCGTTCCTGTCTCATTAGTCTAATAATATCCGAGTTTAAAAGTGAGGTTGAATAGATTAACTCGTCAACGATTATTTTACCATTAAAATCGTATATTGCAATATGCGCTGTCGGATCATTACTGTAGCCGAAATCGAGTCCACTTCCTAAGAATTTAGCCTCAGTTGGTATGGTATCGATTTGCTCCCAATTTTGGAATATCACTCCCTCAAGTGAGCCAAGTTGACCGAGTCCGTAAACATTCCACCAGTTCGCCCAATACGTTGAGGTTAACGCTTTGTCTTTTGCTTTTTCAATCTCTCGAACGATTGCTGGATCGAGTGCCTCGTTATCTTTGTAAGTCAATACGACAAAATCAGAGTCCGGATCGTTTAATAGTTCCGTTTGCACCCAAAATTCATTCGTTGGATTGTAGTCAAGGTATATAAATTTTTTGGTCCGGATTGCGAGTTGCTGATAACTTTCAAAGTCGATATTATTGCACTCGTTTATAAATAGAATATCACGTCTCGCTCCTCTTAGCTTGTCAGGTTGGTCGACGCTAAAAAATTCAATATAGGAATTATTTGAAAATGTATATTTTAAAGACGACCGATTGAAATTTTGATCCTTATAATTGTCAGTTAGGAGCATTATCTTTTGAAAGTCTTTTAAAGCCCCCCTTTTTAAATGGGGAATGCTCTCACTAACTATTGAAATCTCTGAAAATGGATTTTCAATAGCGTAAGTAATAAGCAATGGCAATATTGAAAACGTTTTGGAACTACTCGTTCCACCTTGCACAATCCTAACTCGTTTTCTTAGTTTGGCAATTTTACTCTGAGCCGTCGTCTTTTGAAACATCCAAATCTAAGGAATTAAAAATCGGTTTCTCAATACTTATATGCTGGTCGATAGTTTGTTTTGGCATTCCAAAAAAGTATTTAAACCACAATTCAATCGCCCATTTTTCTCCAGCTTGCATCGCTGCCTCGAGTTGCAATATCGCTTCCGGTAAAAAAGGTTTCAATCGCTCGTAAGTGTCTTGCATTTCGGACTTTGTCATTAGACGTTTGTCGTCTGGTCGAACAACTGCTCTTGAACCTCCGTTAAATTTCCTTTTATCTGTCAAAATTGAAATATTTTGAATGTTCAATTAATTAATTAATCTGAGCTTTGCCGTTGTATCTCCCTAAAATTACCTCGTTATTCATTAAAAACATCGACGTAAACATTTTAAACCCCTTATAAGACTTCGTTTTTAATAACTTGAATAAGTTATCCGGCATCCAAATTTCGTTCGCTGAGAGGTCTGCTGGTGCGTTTTCAATTACAGCGTCAAGGAAATTATATAATTCCTCTTGTTTTTGTTTTTTAGTTACTTTCAAAACTGTATAATTTGAATAAATCTTTAATAATAGTCTCGTGAACTTTTGAGCAATTCGGACAATTTGAGTTATCAATTCCAAAATAGTGTTTATAAAGTCCGTTTAAATAGTCAACGTCTTCAAATAATAACTCAGTTCGTTTTCCGTCGATTACTCTTTGACCTTTTGCCTCTAAAAATAGAGTAAAATGTTCCTTATCAATTGGAGTCATTTCAGACTTAACCTTTTTAAAGTTAAAAAGTCTATTTAAAGAGAATTGTCTCTCTTTGCAACCTAAGCAAGGCTCAATTCCAACCGCTGAGGTTAGATTGGCGACAACGTCGCCAAGTCCTTGTATTTCTTTTTTAATCCTTTTTTTTGCCATTATATTAATTGCGTTAAAATATTAATATCTCTTGAAAATTCTATATCGTAGTGGCTTGTCTCACTTGTATTATTACTTAAATAATAAACGTATGTATAAGGCCTTTGTAAAATACCTGTTATTTGTCGAGGTATTTGCTCTTTGTCAGTAATAAGAAATACAATATCTCCGATATTATATTTTTCAATCTTTTTTTCTCCCATTTAGTTTTAATTTAACCATTTTATTAACTCGGTGAATAGTTTGAATGTGTATTCCGGTTTGTCTCGATAGTTCACGTTGACCGTGAAGCGTTGAGAGTTCAAATAAAGTCCTTTCGTACCAAGTTAGGTCTTTTGAAAGCTCTTTATAATCAATGCCCTCGCAATATTCCTCCTCTTCGATTTCAAATTTACTAAAATCGTCGATTAAAATATCGTTATTTTTAAGAGAGTCATAAAATAATGACCTCAAAGTTACAAATATATATCCGTCTGAGACTGGAATTGTCCTCTCGGATAATTTTATATACATATTTTGAACTAACTCGTCTGCTAAGTCTTTGTTTTTACAAATTTGTAAAGCCATTTTTCTCCATTGCGCGTCCTTTTTAGCGAGTTCGTGGATAATCATAACCGCATTGGATTAAAAAACTCGTTTAAAAAATTTAAAACGTGAGTCTCGTTCTCAATATAATATGCCGTTCCTCGAATAATCAACACAATTTCCTCTGGAGACTCCACCCAATAGCCGTCAATACTATCGACGTTGACTCTAAAATCCACAAATGATCCGTTGAGTCCGAGATTGTCGTCCTCTTGCTCCAACCACATTTGAGTCGATATTGTGTAAGGTTTAATCATTTGACAAATATAGTAAATATATTAATATAACGGTAAAAAGTTATTTTGTAACAAATTTAGAATAATTTTGTTTGGTTTGTGTGGTTTTTAATACGTTCCATTGCCTTATCAAAATATTCCTTGTCAAGCTCGCAAGCGGTTAAGTCAAAGCCGTAATCGTGGCAAGCGATAGCGATTGAGCCACTACCGAGATGCGTGTCGAGTATTTTATCTCCAGGCTTTGCGTATTTATCGAGGCAAAATTTATATAATTGGTAAGGTTTTTCAGTTGGATGTATTCTAATTTGTTTATTTTTCATATCGCCTTGAAGCATTCCAGCCCAACGAAATTGAAATTTTCTCACGCTTGTTTTATGATTAGTCCAAGCGAGTTCACAATCGGCAAAATCATTATCTCCGTTTTGTTTATCCCACACAATCCAACTCGATGAGTTTTGATTTGGTATATTTTCAATAAAATGATTAGCTCCCCAAATAATAACATTTTTAGAAACTCTTAATAATTCAATAAAATAATTTTTATTAGGAGCAAAGTTGTCCCAATTTTTTGCTGTGTACATTGTAGGCTTTGTGGCTTTGCCTCTAGAATGATTTTTCGCTCCGTCTTCGCCAATACCATAAGGAGGATCTACAATCGCCAAATCAAAATAATTATCAGGATAGCGAGCCATTAGCTCTATATTATCCTCGTTTGTTATTGTAAGCATATTATTTACTTTTAAATTCAATATTCCAATCACTCCAGACATAAACTTGACAACCGTGTTTTTTAAGCTCTGAGAGCCTCAATTCCTGAAGTGGTGACAATATACCATTTTCTTTTTTTACTTCAATAAACGTCGCCTTTCCGTCTTTGATAGCTAATAAGTCCGGAATGCCATTTGTTGAGGTTTTAATTAGTTTGGTAACAAAATAACCCTCCGCCTGTAGTTTCTTTTTTATCTTAGTTTGGAGTTGCTGTTCGGTCATATTGCTGAATTATTTATCTCATCAGCTAGATCTAGCAATCCGTGTTTAATACATTCCGAATTAAAAGTCAACTGAATTAATAATCCGTAAATGATTTGTAAGTGTTCGTCGATAGTTAAATCGTCGTTTTGCGTTTCAACGCTGTGTTTTTTGCCGTAGCATTCAATAGTTATTTTCATTATCGTGTCATTATAAAAATTAAGGCGGTCGCCAAAGTTATCACTGAAATCCAAGCTAATATTTCCACAATTAATTCCTCTTTGTTATTCATATCGTTTTTTGTAAATAATTAATAATTCGTTTAAGGTTAAATTTTGACCTTTGTAATCCCAAAGGTATATTGAATTGAAATCGCACTCCAAACGCAACCACGTTACAAAATCGACAACCTCATCGAGTTGGTCGAGTTTCTTTTTAGGAATGTGTTTTTTGCCTTTCATTTTGAGAATAGTTTTATAAT